CGGCAATTCCAATTTTAAGGTCATTGGAGGCAGGGATGGCGGCTTTAACCAACCCATGAGCGTTGCCATCGAGAGAACGTTGGAGCATCTCGACAGTGCTGCGGTCAATGTAGGCATAAAAAGTGTAGCCGTTGGTATTACCAGCGACAAGCATGCCTATGATGTGACCATCAGCACCATCGTCGTCGTACATGTAGATCGATCCGCAATCTCCGGGAAGAGACTTGTGTTCGGAACGACCAGCTTGTACGGTTTGGAAGAGAGTTCCATCCGGGAACGTGTAGCCAATCACTGAATTCTGGAATGTCACAGTTGTAGAAACAGGGTTCATGTTAGGGCGCAGCCAATAGGCTGTCTGAGAACCGTATTGAATGTGACGACCATTGTAGAAGTGATTGACAATGTTGGGACCTTGGGGAAGGGTGACTCCATGCATGTCAGTAGCGGGAAAACGAATGAGGTAGACATCAGAGTCGGGAAGACCAGACATCATAACTTGATCCGTCTTGAAGGCGTACTTGACATTGTTGGCGGTGAGGAACATCTCATCATACTTGCCGTAAGAGACAAGATGGTCAGTGACGAGATAGTCCCTACCACCAATACACAAGGAGTAGTGTCCGATGTGAGGAGTCTCAACGAAATGGATGGCATTCTGGATTTTGGTAGTGACAAAGGGAGATGCACGGGCGACTGCAGGTTTGACAACAACACGAGGTTGTGCTTGTTGTCGAGCAGGCTGGTTCATCTTATCCTTTGCTTGAGGAGAATGCGCATCAAGTGGAGACTCGGTGACAACGGACCACGGATGGTCTTCAGTGGGGACAGGGGCGGGAGTTCCTCCAGAAATGTTGATGATGGGAGAAACATTCACATTGTTGATGTTGTTGGAAACAAACTTTCCGTAGAGGTGTCGGAAACCGAAAAATGAAACGGTGACTGCAAAAATGCCAAGAAGGGCAAGACAAGTCACTCGTATCACACGGCGTACACTCTCGGAAATCTGCGAGAAAAACCCAGCAACACCATTAACAATGGCTTTTCCGGTGATCTTCCACCCTGCATAGGAATACTTCAGATAGTCCTTAGCTCTTGCAAACGGACCGAGTAGGAGCAGGTGGTAGTTGATCATCAAGTGGAGGAATGGGGGGCGGAACCTTGCTGAAGATGGAGAGGCTGGGAAGCGGATCATCAAAAGGTTCATCGGGCAAACTGGCAACAGAGGCGTTTTCAGCGTAGAGTTCTTCAAGAGTGGCATCGAGAAGAGACTCTTCGCTTGAAACATCACTGTCTTCAGTAATTGAGGAAGAGGGGCGGGGAAGGACACCTCCG